GCTTGCGCCATTTCTCCATGCTGTGCCGTTCCATGTTCTCACAGTGTTTTTACTCTGTGCCATATTAACAGCTACCATTCCTGCTGGATAAACAGTTGGACTAGGTGCGCCTGTAATTGGTGATCCTCCGCCAGCTGTATCAAAAAAGTCTGCAAATATTACACCTGTTGTGGTTGTCTGGTCTGTGTTATCATGTGTAACCCATGCACTACCGTTGTATACTTTGATTTTTGGATAATCACGCTCGTTTGCTTGTCCACTAGCTGCTAGTGTTGTGTCAACCCAAATGTCACCTACTGCTAGTGCATTACCTGCTGCATCTGTGGTTGGTTGTGTTGTTGAATACACAACATCTGTTGCTGCAACCCATGCACCGCCAACTTGACGATATAGGTCTAAACTGTTGATTGTGTCATCAAACCAGTATGTACCAGTTGCTATTGTTGCTGTTGGCTGAGCTGCTGAAGCGTTCAAGTCTGTTGCTGTTAGTGCGCCTGCAGCGCCGTTGGCGTCTACTTCACGCACAATAATTGCTGATTTTGTGTCTGCTTGTTGATCCAGCAACAAGTTACCAGTTGTAGCTGAACTTGCTGTTAATACTGTAGTACTTGAACCATCTTGTGGCACAAAATCACCTATTACAGCAATGCCATCTGCTTGTGTAGTGCTAACACCTTGTACTGTTTTTTGTACAAAAACACCCACACTTGAATCGTAGCTGTAAACTTTAAGATCAATACCATTGCCTAAGCGTGTGGTTTTGATCCAAATATCACCTGCACTAGGCGTTGCTGGTGCACTATAGTGAGCAGCATATGTTACTGCTTCGCCTGTACTCATGCCTGTTGACTGATCCATAGCTTCCCATGCACCGCCTACACCATAAAAGTATTCAATACCCAATTGACGAGCTGCACTTGTTGATATTTCGTTGTCAACATGTACAACAACACGGAATGTACCGTCTGTTGCTGCACTTGCGCCTGTTGGTGTGTGAACACCGCCAACAACATCGCTGCCGTCGTCTGCGTTGATTTCAATTGAAGGAGTTTTTACTTCCCACTTGCTTGTAGTGTCGTTCCATACATGAATACCGTATGCACTACCATCTGTGTCTAACCATGCACCGCCATTTGTAGCATAAGGTGCTGTTGGCGCTGTGGTTGCTGAATTTAATTGTGCAAGGTCTAAATCAGCACGTACAATGTACGCTTGACTGCCTTGTCCCAAATAACTGTACGCAGCCATAAGACCATATTCGCTGGTTTCACTGCCTTGTACAACACTTGTTCCACTTGTAGTAAATTCTGGGTTACCAAAATACTGTGTTAGTTCACGTTGGCTAGTAACTTTTACCACTTCGCCTGCGTTTGCTGATTTAGTATATTTGGCAATACCATCTGCTTCACTACCAGTAGGATCTGTTTTGTCTTGTTGTGTAGCTATCAATAGTAACGGAACTGTGCCAGCACCTGGGGCGCCATATGCACTTTCATCTACTACTTGAACCTCTACACCTGGAGATACTAATGCCATGTTTTTGCTCCTCTGATAATAGTAATTGCTAGTAATATTTACCAGAACCGCTATATATCAGGGGGGATACGGAGGTTAACCTAGTAGTTAATTATTGATTGTACTTTAGCTTGTAGTTCTTCAAGTGTAGTATCATTACTGATAATTTGGTCAAAGCTACTGTTGCTTTCAATCCAAGCCCATTCACTTGGATGTACGCCTTCTGGCTTTGTTCCATGATCTCTACGATCATAGAACCACTGTGGCAAATCTCCTCTGCGCACTTGCCAAACTTGTCCTTGTACACTGTTGATCATACGCATTTCATTGGGAAAACGTACATCAGGTATTACCCAATCTGTATCTGGATTTTCTAGTATTTGCTTTTTAACTAGACTTACCCATATACCGTCAAAGAACCCGTTGCGCATACAATCTGTACCAAACAGTTGCAGTACTAGTCTAGGTGTTACTTCGAATCCAGTTTCTTCAGTCCAAAACTGATCTGTTTTTTCACGCCAAATTCTACTGCGATCTGTATCACCTTCTAATAAATCTCTATCCCAATCAAAAACACTAGCAACACCGTCTTTGAGTTTGTCAGCAAAACTAAGTTTTTTAAAATTGTGATTTTCTACTAGAATGTCAGCAACTGTTCCTTTGCCGCTTCCTATAAGTCCACATATGCCTATAATCATAAATGTATATTAATGTAATTGAAGTTGTTTGTCAACCAATAATAACACCAAGACCTGCTTGTCCTTCAGCATAGTACTTGAGATCATCTTCTAGCTTGTCGATAGTTGCTTGTGCATCCATACGCAGTGCATCTGCATTTAAACTTGTCCCGCCTTGTGGTCCTGCAATGGTATTGAATTTACCACGTGCTTCTGCTAGCATCAATTTGGCATGTGCTAGTGCATAATCTTTAACCCAAGGAGCACAATAAGGATCTTGTAGTAGTTCTTCATCACTGCGTTGTTTGTAAACATGCAAATAATAAACATCATCTGCTTTGATTCTTCTATGCAAAAACAACTTTTTGGTTACTGTGTTCCAAGTAAATGTAACATTTTCACCAAACAAACGTCCCAGTGTTTCTCTGTGTTGAGCTAGTGCATCGTAAACTGCCATACCGCCTGCTCTACCACTGTTTAATAGATATGTGTTAAGATACGCAGTTTCGAATGGTTCAATATCTCCCAAACCACCACTGCTTAATGTACCAGCACTGCGTCTGTAGATGTCATACACATCAATAATTTCATTATCTAGTGTATAATCTGCAACTTCTTTGGTAACTTGCAGTTGTACGAAACTTTCTTCAACGCTGTTTTCACTGCGCTGCCTATATTTTTCAAAACTCTTTTTGATAGCCACGTCATAGTGTTCAGGGTCAAGTTCAACATCAACCATCTGTCCACCAAGTCGCAGTTCAATTTCTTTAATTAGATCATCTTTTAGTGCCATGCAAGTATTTATTACTTGAATGCCTTTAGGATGATAATGTCAGCATTGAATCTACCGTTGAGTTTTGTTTCTGTGGTTTTGAGATATCCAAACTGCGGTTTGAGTTTGTGTTTGGTAATTTTTTTCCAATTTGGCAACACTTCGTCTGGTTTGCGTACTGTTTTTTGTACACTGCGTTTTTCATCAAAAAACTGTAGCGTAGTTCCTTTGACTTTGAACGTTGTGTGTTCTTGTGCATAATAAATGCCCAACTTGCGATTTTTTGTGTTGAATACAACCAATGCAGTTGCATCAATAATATCTGCCGGAGGAATACTGCTGAGTCCAAAATCTCCGTCACTGGGTTTGAACTTGAGTTTTTTGACCAACTCTGCTGCACTTTTTTGTTTGGGTTTGCGCACTGCACGAGTTTGTTTTTTCTCTGCTTTGATAATTTCAATGCCGTCAAACATGCGTTTGTAGAAATCGGTTAGTTCTTTGATTTCTTTTTTACTATAGGTATTGTAACCTTCTGCAAGTTGTTGTTGCATGTCGTCTTGCTTTTTAGCAGGAGGAAGATCATTCAGTTCTTGCAGTTCTTCATACTGTCCTCTGTAGAATTGATCTACGAAACGTAAATGTCCTAGATTCATTTCTTGTTTTCTAAAATAGTTTAATGGATTGCATTTTATCAGAGGATTCTTTTTGCTGTCACGCATCCAATTATCCAACCAGTTGTCCAGTTCTTCTAGTTTATCAATGGTTGCTTCTTCAAGACGTTCCTGAATAGTTGGAATATATTTTTGCTTTTTGGTTTTTTCTTCAGCTTTTTTAAGTTCAACAACTTGCGCACCTTCTTCAGCAAGACGCTTGATCCACCCATCTAGTTTGCCTACATAATCTGGGATTATCTGATCTGGTGCATTTTCTTCAAAATGTGCGGCAGTAGCATAGTGACTTTTACCGCCTACTTTCCAGTCTGGCAATTTGTTGATGTTAGAAACTGTTTTTTTATCATAATTGTTTTTGATATAAATTTTAACTTTGTTTAACCATTCTTTTGCATCAATCAAATAATGAATATGGTACTGTACAGCATGCCAGCCTTTTTCCATCGGAAGCTGATCCCATGCATTGGCTTTGCGTTGCGCTCTGGGTTTTTTACGTTTAACTACACTCTTTGCCATACTATTCTCCTGAACTGTTTACACTAATTTAGCATCTTTTACAGTTTTGTCAAGAGCTATGATTCACATAAATATACGTATGCCACGATTAAGTTTATATAAACCAACAAAAACTAACGACTATCATTTTATGGATCGCCAAATTCGCGAACAGTTTGTTATTGGCGGCACAGGTGTACATGTTCACAAATATGTAGGGCCAGCAGTGACCAATGATAAAAATGATCCCAGTCAACCCAACTACATCGATGGCAGAGAAATAGACCCACTAAGTGGAGAATTTATCAACGTTGAAGGCATACTCAACGAAACAAAAGTCCAAGACTTGCTGTTTATGGAAAACAGAGATCGTAAATATGACAAAGATATCTATGAACTACGTGGCGTATATAATGTTCAGGATACCGACTTTGACCTAACACAGTTTGGACTGTTTTTAAGCAATGACATGCTGTACATGACATTTCACATGAATGAAATGGTAGAAATCATGGGCAGACGCTTGATGCCTGGAGACGTATTAGAATTACCACATCTCAGAGATGCACTGTTGCTGAACAATGAAAGATCAGCTGTCAACAAATACTATGTGGTAAATGATGCTAATAGAGGTGCTGAAGGATTCAGCCAAACATGGTATCCTCACATTTGGCGTGTAAAACTAAGTCCGCTAACAGACAGCCAAGAATACTACGATATACTTGGAGATAGTGCAGATGCCAACAGCCTCAAAAACGATGTTAGCACATACAAAGCAGAATACAACATCAGTGATGCTATTGTTGCTGCCGCAGATCAAGAAGATCCTACAGGCACAAGTTTACGAGATCATTTATTTGGATATGATTATCCAACCAGCGGTGGTATTGTAAACAAAGACAACACTTGGAACTACGGAGAAACAATTGCCACAGGCGATCAATTCCCCAGCAATCCACAAGAAGGCGAATACTTTATTAGAAATGACTTTGAACCTAATAGATTGTTTGTACGTAGAGGCACCAAGTGGCACAGACTGT